ATTTATAGAGCTTAATAGATATCTCATCTCTTTCCTTACCTTTTATTCTCCACTCATAACCTTTTTCTTTATGTTCTGGTTTAGTTGTTTTTACAACTCTTCTTTTAAATCCGTCTTCCCAAGATTCGCCTTTATTCTTACCTGTTCCTTCATCTACTTCTTCTTTAGGAACACAATTTGGAACATCTTTTCCATTCTTCTTCTTCATACCAACCTGGACATAACCTGGCCAACATGGTCCTTTATTTTCAAAGAATGTTTTAAAGTCTTTCATTATGCTCCACCTCTAGAACCTGGCTTTTTACCTCTGAATCCTTTTTCTAAATCATATAAGAAAGCTTTACCTTTTTGTTGTCCCTTTGTAGTAATCTTTAATCCAACAAGTCTTCCGATATTATTTGCTAATTCTGTTTCACCTTTCTTTAGCTCTTTTTCGATTTTAGATCCAACGTCTTTAAGCATAACTTTAATTATGTTTGGTATGTTCATCACCAAAGCACTTCTTTCTTTTACTGTGTTTTCTCTAAATTCTTTAAAAGTTTTCATTATTTATCGTCTATAATTAAATCCATTGGGTCTCTTATTTCTAATGTAACAAATGGTGAAAATCTAACCTGTCCGCCTTTTACACTATCATAACCTTTAAGTGGTTTACTTCTAAAAGAACCTTTCATAGCTCTCATCATTGCTTTAAGTTCAGCTTGGTCTTCAGTACCTTGAATCATTATAGAAAAATCATCTTGCATTCTGTAATAATCTTGTACACCTTCCATTGAGAGTGAATCTTCTTTAATCCATCTGCCGCCTTTATGTCCTTTCATACCTATAAGTAAAAAAGTACCTTCAGGTAATTTAGCTTTCTTTTGCATTTGTAATACATAATCAAGAACAATATCGTATCCTTTTCTCATACACCAATCGCCCCACATTTTTGTGAGTTTCTTTTCGTCGAGTTTAGACATTTTAACTTTCTCAACATGTTTTTTAAATGCTTGAGCAACTACACCACCTATTCTTGACATTGACCCTGCTGGTCTATATGCCTTTTCGTATAGATTTTTTCTTATTTCTTTAAATGTTTTCATTTTACTTTCCTAGTAAATATTTATCGTAAAATCTATCAAGACTACGATCATCGTCTGGCCCTGCCATGTGATCATTTTCTACAGCCCAATCTATTAGATCATCTTCTGCATCTTGATCAAGTGACTTTCTACCTTTACCTTTTACAAAAGTTTCTATTTCTTTTTTATATTGTTTACACCAATCAATCCAATCTCTATCTCTACCGAATTGTTTGAGTATATCATTAAAACGTTTCTCTTGTATGTTTTGTTTAAATTCAAAAAAGTTTTTCATCTTAACTCCACTTAGGTGCTTTCTTTCTTTTACCGATTCTCATTTTATCAATAAAAACTTCATCGATATTTTCTTTAAAACCAGGAACAGCAATCATATGTGCAATTGAAGCCCAGATTTCTTCTCTAGTCATAGTATCATTCCAGCCTAAATCTCTTGGATATTTTTTAACTTCTTTACTTACTGCTTTCCAGATTTCGTCTGCTAAGTCGACTGCTTTATTAATTCCACCTACTATTCTACCTCTACCTACTTCTCTCATAACATCGTTTAATTTACTATTAAATTTAGTATTCTTCTTTTCATCATCTGATACAAATGCAAAATAGTAATCACCATCTCTTACTGGATAATCAAGTGATATCCAAGCTTTAGGTCTTGGTGTTTTCTTTGGTGAATAATTATTTTTTAAATCCTGAAATTGGTCCATAGCTAGGTTATATTTTTTCTGTATTTTTCTAGCTTCTGCATCAGATATCTTTTTTGATAAAGCTTCAGAAATTACACCTTCTAATAAATCAGGATATAGTTCTTCAATATCTTCATCGTCCATTAAATACGCATCTGATTGTAGAAGTTTAACTATATTAGCTTTATTACCAATAATATCAGCAGATGTTCTACCTGATGATTTAATTTTTACTTTAAACTTCTTCTCTAACTTTTTTGTTAATTCAGGGTCCCCAATATAATCAACATCAGCTTTACCCTTTCCTTTTCCAGCCTTTACTTTTTCATCAATAGTAACAATAGTATCTTGTGGATTTACTTCTTCAACCCATTCTGACATTGCTTTAATTGCAACTGAATTTGCTTTAGCAATAATTTTCTTGTCATCAGATTTAACTCTTACTACATAGTGTCCACCTTGTTGCTTTTCACTATCAACAACTTCAAGACCTTTAATCTTTAATGCTTTTAACATGAATTTATTAAGGCTTTGTTTATCAAAAAATGCATATGAAAAGTTTAACTCATTTAATACTTCTTCGTTAACATTTTCGTTTGCCATTCTTAGCGCATCTTTAACAACAGGATCGTCCCCTAATCCTCTTTTCATTCTTTCTATTTTTTTGTAAGCACCAGTCATGTTACCGCCCATGTCAAGAGCAATCTTAACGGCTGCAGCAATTAGAGCAGGTGGGAACTTACTACTATACTTCTCTCTAATATCTTTAAAATTTTTCATTTATTTCTCCTAAACTTGCGCGGCTAAATCTTTATCAGCTTTACCCCACGTTCCTTTTGATTTGGTAACAAAAGAATTCACTCTTGCTAATCCCCATTGTACAGGTGTAGTGCCTGGTCTGTGTCCAGTTCTCCAAGCGGCTACTCCTCTATCAAAAACTTTTTTCAAAATACCGTATGGCATACCTGACTTATCAGCCTTTTTCCTTAATGCCTTTTTAGTATCTTGTTCTGTAACTGTAAAATCTTCAAACGTTAAATGCTCTGCCATTTCACCATACATTTGTTTATACTTTTTAGTATGTTTAGATGGTTTAGTTTTTGCAGTTGCATCGCCTGGAGCTTTTGTATATGCCTTTGGATTATCATCGTCCATTTTAGACTTCTTGGCAAAATGTCTAGCTCTAGCTTGTTTTGTTGATTTTGTTTTTAAACCTTTATAGTACCCTGCAGGTTGTGATCCTTTTCTATCTTTAATATCAGGGTCTTGTTTTACTACTTCTGAAAACGGTGTGTCTTTCAAATATTTTTTTAATAATTGTTTAGTACCAATTTCGTTATACTCTTGAATCTTTTCTACTGAATCTAACCAATATCTTTTCTTATTACCATTTGATTCTACAATAACATAATTAGCACCACAGTATTCTATTGTACCTTCTTCTTCTGATTCTTTAATTGTAACTCTATCACCTATACTATATAGGCTTCCTTCTACATATTCTTCTCTTGTTTCTGATACTGGAGATAATTGGATATGCTTTCTGAATGATGTCTTTTCCTTTAAACCCATACCTTTCCTAACAGCATTAAATAAATCGTTAGGTTGGTATCCTGAAGGCAATCCTTTAGAAAAGCCTTCAAGATCATTTTGTTGAGCGGCCATTCGCATCTTTGAAGCTGACATCCCAGTTGCGCCATCTGCATCTGGGTCCCTTTCTCCAGCACTGACTATATTTATAGCACCCTGGAATTCGTAAAAACCGTGTCTTGATTTGACACCGTTATATTTGTTTAGTAAGATATCAAATTCTTTTACTCTATCTGACCCAGCAACCATAGTTACTTTAGTAAATCCTTGGTCATATAATTTAACTGCGATATCTAAAACAGTTCTTACATCTTTATCTGACATGACACTTCGTGCATGTTTTGGAAACATTTTTCTGAGAAATTTGATTTTATCTTTGAATAACAATGGATTCTTTTTACTATCCACTGACTTTGAAGCATAAATCCTATATGCTCCGCCACGACTGACTTTTTTCAGATGATCAAACAATTTTTGATGTCCAATCGTTGGAGGATTAAATCTTCCAAATACGAAAGTAACTTCTTTTGTTGACTCTGTTAAAAAATCGCTAAATGATTTAACTGACATGTATTTCCTCGGTATCCCATTTAGTTGGGGTTATCCCAACCTTTTATAATATCTTTGCTAAAGTTGTTTGTAGAAAATTCCATTCTATCTACAAGCTTAACAGCACCACCTTCTAATCGGTCTATTGCCACAAAGCCTTCAACGCCGGTGACCTTAAACCCATTTTTAGTTTTAACAAACGTATCAATTTTAGATAGTTTGTTTAATTTATTTATAATAATTAATTTGCTATCGATGACTAAATTTTGTAAATCAAAGATTAATTTTAAATTTTTTATGTTTTGTTTACTGAAAAATGATAATAATGCATCACGTTTTGCTATTTGAGCACCTTTACCCTTTGGTGTACTTCTTTTATCAATTTCCTTTTGGTATCTATTACTTACCCACATTACTAAACCAGTAGCGTGGGATTTAGTATTTGTTATTCTTTGTCCTTCTCTTACCTTTACATTATTATATGTATTAATTACAAGATTAAGTTCTTTATTTGATTCTATTTCTTTTAATACACCACTTGCTATCTTTCTGAATATTTTTCCAGCATCAGATAGTTTTTTAGAAATCTCTTTATTATCATCAGCTGTTAGTGTTGCTGTTCCTGATAAGTCTCTAAGTGTTGCATCGACCATCCATACTTTAGAACTCTTTTTTAGTTTAGGAACAATTTCTTTTCCGAATTCTGCACTCATAGATTCAAATGTTCCACCCTTATAAGTAGTATGCCATACAATACCAATTTCAGCTTTGCTTATTTCTTTACCTAGTTCACTCTTTTCTGGGACTGCATATACGATTGTATTAGGATGAAATGTAATATGTGATTCACCATTTATTTTTGACTTCTTTAAATCTTTTTTCTCAAACATAAAGTCACCTTGGATTACACCTTTAATTCCAAGACCTTTAAGATTATCAAATGCCATTTTTAATTTACGATTTAAATCTCCACTTGTATCTGCATCAATATCTTCATGATTTTTATATACTTTTGGATTAGCATTAAATATACCTTTCTTTGCTACAAAGAATTTTCCATCTCTTGGATCCTCTCCAGCAAATACGGCGGGGGCACCGTCCCACTTGACAGTAATGTCCATTGGTGCTTTTGCATTACCGCTCAACATATCCCTCATTGACCTAAGCGCTAGGATTGCCTGGCGTGCCCCCTTAACTCCACCGTCCAAGATTAAATCCTCAATATGAATCATATGAGTGTTCTTGGCTTCGGCTAAATA